CTTAAAGCTAATCTTGCTTCTCCGGCTCTTACAGGCGTTCCTTCGGCTCCTACGCCTGCTACTGCCGACAACACGACTAAGATTGCCACTACCGCTTATGTTAAGGCTAATCGTGTTGAGCAGGCAGCGATAGATAATTCGCAGTATGCGCCACGCCCCGCCGTCGACGGCACGGTCGGCCAGGTACTTACCATTGACTCCCTCGACCCGCTCGTCACCGAATGGGTGACGGGTGGCGAAGGCGGTGGCGGTGGCGCCGTCGTCGATTCGGTGAACGGGGCGACCGGTGTGGTCGTGCTCGACGCCGACGACATCGACGACGCTGCGACCACCCACAAGTTCGCGACCGCTGCACAACTGACGAAGCTCGACGCGATAGACGCCGATATCACGACGTTCTCGGTGCCAGCCTCGACAACGATCTCGGCGTTCGGGGCCACGTTGGTGGATGACGCCGACGCGTCGGCAGCACGTACGACGCTCGGCCTAACCATCGGCACGAACGTCCAGGCGCAGGATGCTGAACTCTCGGCGATTGCCGGGCTGACGTCGGCGGCAGATCGCCTTCCCTACTTCACGGGGTCCGGTACGGCGGCGTTGGCGACGTTCACGACGGCTGGCCGCGACCTCGTGGATGACGCCGACGCTTCGGCGCAACGCACCACGCTCGGCCTCGGCACGATCGCCACGCAGGCGTCGTCGTCGGTGTCGATCACGGGCGGATCGATCACCGGCATCACCGACTTGGCCGTGGCTGACGGTGGTACGGGTGCGTCCACCGCCGCTGCTGCCCGCACCAACCTCGGCGTCATCAAGCGCGAAACGTACACGTTCGAGGGCGAACTCGAAGTCGGTACCGGTGTTCGCCGCCTCTACTTCGCTCGGGCTGCGACGGTCGTCAACATCGGCGCATCACTCGACGTTGCGGGTACTGGCTCCGGGTCGATCGTGGTCGACGTGATGAAGAACGGCACGACCCTATTCACAGGAGCGACGGGTCGACCAGAGATGGCGGCGTCGGCGTTCACCGACCTGACCAACACGCCTGCGGTTACGTCGATCTCGTCCGGCGACTACCTGACCGTCGACATCATCTCCATCACCGGCACCTTGCCGGGCGAGGGCTTGACTGTCGTCGTCGAGTACACGGACGCCTGATGGCACAGTTGCTCAACAACTTCGAGAACGGCCTCGCTGACGGCACGACCATCACGACGACCAACTCCGACAACGGCACGGCGGGAGATGCGTTCGACTTCGTCACGGGTGGCGGGGCCGTCGTTGTTGATACTGGTATCACGCTGCACGGCACTCGCACCGGGCTGTTCACGGCGTCGGCGTCCACGGCGATCGTTTACTGGAACCCTGTTTCACCGGCCGGTGAAATCTGGACCCGAGAATATTTCTACGTCGCCGACGCGACCCCCGCCGCGGACACGACGATCTTCGACCTCAACGGCACGGACGATACGACGGCCGCTCTTGACATGCGGCTGCGTACCACAGGGAAACTCCGCTTCCGTATCCCGTCAACCGTGCGCTACAGCGACTCAACCGTCACGCTGTCCGACAATACTTGGTACCGGTTGGAGGTTCACGCCAAGTTCACTGCGACGGACACCGTTGCCGCCGAGTGCCGCATCTTCTACGGGGCGAACCTCGAAGGTTCGACACCAGACGAGACGATGGGCGACATCACGACCGGGTTCACGGCGACCGGGGCCGGGACGACGTTCGGGCAGATTTCGTGGGGTGTCATCACGTCAGGCACGGGCACGTTCTCGAAGGACTCGCTCGGCTACTCCGATGTCGAATGGCTCGGGTCCGTCGTCCCGGCAGCCGCTGGTCGCCGCTTCTGGGGCACCCCAGCCACGCTCGGAACCATCGTCGCCTCGGCCGGGTTTGGTACTCAAACATTCGGAACATCAGCCTTTGGGGGTTCGTGATGGCATTGTCAACCGCTCTACCGTCGTCGGGCAACACCGCCTGGTATACCTACGCAGGGGCACTGCATGACGCTGCTGGCGTCAGCGACGGTGCGATCATCGTCGCCTCGGCCGGGTTTGGTACTCAAACATTCGGAACATCAGCCTTTGGGGGTTCGTGATGGCATTGTCAACCGCTCTACCGTCGTCGGGCAACACCGCCTGGTATACCTACGCAGGGGCACTGCATGACGCTGCTGGCGTCAGCGACGGTGCGATCATCGTCGCGTCGAACGACGCCCCTGCCGCCGTCAAGGAGAAGGCGCACTACGTGTGCGACGGCACCGCCGACGAAGTGCAGATCAACGCCGCGATCGAGCTGGCATCACCGACGCAGGCGAACGACGCCGCACAGTCTGGCACCGATCGCGCTGTGGCTGCTGGCACGCAGGCCGGTCGGGTTGTGCTGACGGGCGGCGAGTTCAAGTGCGACGCATCCATCCTGATCCGCACGGGCGTCTGGCTGCAGGGCCAGGGAAAGTTGACCGTCATCCGGCCCCGCACAGCGTTCACGGGTGTCACCGGCTCGGGCACCCCGGTCGCTCTGCTCAAGAAGTACGACGAATACACGCACTTGATCACGGTCAGCGACTTGTCGTTCATTCGTGGCGCGGTGTCGTTCGACGGACACTGCATCTACCTGGAATCAGGCAGCGACCTCGACTCCTATCCGAACACCGACCCTGACACCTACGACCAAATCAGGGATTTGTTCATCTATGGGTTCAGCCGCTCCGGTCAGGTCGGTCTCTATGTGGCCGGCGCGCCGGACGGGCGCGGCGTCTTCATCGACGGCATCTCGGCGAGGTCGGGCGGGACGGGCGGCGCTACCCATATCTACATCGACGCCCCGGATGGCGCGGTGCAGAACTGCAACCTCGGCGGCACCGACTACCCGCTCCGCATCGAAGCGGGGAACTTCAGGGTCAACAACATCAAGGCGTGGTACGGCGAGGTTGCTGGGATGCGGTTCAACAACACCCGCACCGTGGCGACATGCCTGGAAGTGCAGGACTCATTGGTTGGCTGCCAGATCACCGCAGGCACTCAGATCATCGAGGGGCTGCATATCGACAACTGCGACACGACCGGCATCGCCATCTCGTCTGGGGTCAGCACGATCAAACTGTCGTTCCTGATCCATCACCGCTCTGGTGGCCGGTACGCCAACATGGACACCGGCATCTCGTTTGGGACGGGCGGCGACCGCCAGAACGTGCAGGGCGTCATCCTCACCACCGACGTCACGACGCCCATTTCGGGCACCACGTCAGGGACAACCAACTTCATGCGTATCGCCCACGGCTCGACGCTGCTGTCGGTCAACTGACCCGACCGTTACTTCCAAGTAAACTCCATTATTCAGAAAGGTTTTCTAAAAGGACTTAACAAATGGCAATCACACTATCCGTCCCACTGACAGACGCCGAGCAGGCCCGAATCCTTCAGGTTGCCGCCGTCGTTGCCCCCGGTGCTTCAGGCCCTCAGATTAAAGCCTGGGCCGAAGGGGTATGTAAGCAGGCCCTCCGAGAGGCCGTCCAGGTTCATGCCGTCAGGGCCGCAGACGAAGCAGCGAACACTGCCCGTCGTGAAGCCCTTGATGCGCTTGGCGCTGACTGGCCTTCCGAAGTGGTTGTGCCTGAAGTTTAATTAGAGTTAGGAGACCAGAGAATGCTCAAGATTAGAATTGAAGGTGAAGAAGCTTTTGACCAGTCAACTGGACAATTCATAGACATCGATCCTATCGATTTGGTCTTAGAGCATTCTCTGGTCTCCATCTCAAAATGGGAGTCAAAATTCCAAAAACCTTTCTTGGCTCCCGTCGATAAAACAAGTGAAGAGGTTTTGGCGTACGTTGACTGCATGATTGTTTCCCCCGAAAACATGGAAAACATTGTGCAGCAACTTTCGCCAATCGCTCTTCAGCAAATTAACAACTACATCAACTCAAAAGAGTCAGCTACTACTTTCGGAACTCTTCCCGAGCGTAAAGGTCGTGGTGAGACAATCACTTCTGAGTTGATTTATTATTGGATGGTCGCGTTCAACATTCCTTTTGAGTGTGAGAATTGGCATCTCAATCGGCTCTTTGCGTTAATCCAAATCTGTAACGTTAAAAACAGCAAGCCAAAGAGGATCCCACGAAACGAGATTGCCGCTCGAAATCGAGAACTCAACGAGCAGCGTAAAGCCCAACTCAATACCAAAGGTTAAAACAAGGAGGGCCCATGCCCGCAATAGTTTGGGATAAACCCGCCGAAAGATTTTACGAAATAGGTCTTGACCACGGCGTCTTGTATCTTAACGATGGTTCTGGTGTTCCTTGGAACGGATTAGTTTCGGTAAACCAATCGCCAGACATTGAAAGCGAATCGGCCTACTACGATGGCATGAAGTTCATAAACCTAATCTCCCCAGGAGACTTCTCAGGCTCTATGACAGCCATCACATACCCTGATCAATTCTTGGAATTCGAAGGGTTAACTCAAATAGCTTATGGCGCTTATGCCGCCAATCAACAGCCAAAAACGTTCGATCTTAGTTACCGTACACACATTGGTAACTCTGTGGGTGGAGAGCCGACTGACTACAAGATTCATATTCTTTACAACGTCACGGCAATTCCATCTACAAAAAATTACGAAACCATCGGAGAAACTCCAAACGTCACGGAGTTCTCCTGGGACATCTCAGCAATTCCACAAGAGTTTCCTGGCATTCGACCTACGGCTCACATTATTCTTGACTCAAGATTTGTCGAGCCAACTCTTTTAGCTGAGATTGAGTTACAGTTGTACGGTGGAGAAACAGCTGATCCCAGACTTCCATCATTCAACGCATTGATGACGAGGTTGTCAAACTTCTTTACTATTGAAATTATCGATAACAAAGATGGAACTTGGACGGCTTTTTCAAACTTTGATGCGTACATTGTCATGGACACTGACGATCAATTCACTTTACCCAACGTGGATGTAGTCTATATTGACGCAAACACATACGTCGTCTCGGACACTCGAGGCTAAGGAGTTACTATGGGCTCAGTTACATCTTATACTGCCGGCCGAATGAAAGCCATTGAGGATGCGGCAATCGTCTCTGGTGAAATTGTCGGCGACGATCTTATTCTTGTTCGATACGACGAGACAACCCTAAATGCGGGTAATGTTCGAGGTCCTATTGGTCCTATGAGCTTTCCTAACCCAGTTGGCACAATCCTTATGGGGGGTTGGACTGTTGCTCCAACCGGATATCTTCTCCTAAACGGTCAGGTAATTTCGGGTGGGGTTGTTTCATATCCTGAACTCGCGGCTATATATCCTGATTGGATTGTTGGACCTGATTTACATCTTCCAGCAACGGTTGACGCAGTTCCAATGGGCGCAACTACTGATTTTGGTGTAGTTGCCGGGTCAATGACCCATACGCTCACTAACATTAACCAGCTGCCAAGTCATAACCACACAATGCTGCATACCCATGCGGGGCCAAACCATAGGCATACTATGGATCACGGTCACGGCCATAACATCTCAGCATCAATGGGCTCTGGTGGATCCCATGGTCACAATGAGGGCGGCTATGACTCTGGAGCTAATACAGGATTTTTGTTCCGAGGTGGTGCCGGCGCATTTGGTTGGGAAAGTTTAAATGGCTCAGGTTCTATAACTAAAGGTTATCAGTATCCTCAGGTTCAGTCTGCAGGATCCAGTCACTTTCACACAATTTCAGTATCTGGCGGAGTCACTTCTACCTCTGGCGCTTTAACCGGCTTTGATGGTACCGGAACCAGTGGGCCTGCATCTAACCATACCACTACTGCTGTTGGCGAAAGCGCTTCTATTGATCACACGCCAAAGCATATCAAAGTCACATATATCGTTAAGTACTAAAGAGGTATGCCATGTTTAGCCTTAGCAGTTCCGGATCGTTTAAAAACGCAAATGCTTTTCTTCAAGCTATGCAGCGACAGAATGTTAAGGCTGAACTTGAGCGCTACGGTAAGATGGGCGTTGACGCCCTTTCTGAAGCTACCCCTAGAGAAAGCGGTAAGACCGCCAACTCTTGGACGTATGAGATATTTCAGACTCGTGGTAAATACGGCATCAGTTGGTACAATACCAACGTCAATCAAGGCTCAAACATCGCAATCCTTCTCCAATACGGACATGGCACCGGCACCGGAGGCTACGTCCAAGGATACGACTACATCAATCCCGCAATCCGCCCCGTGTTCGACAGGATCGCGGACGAAGTTTGGAAGAAGGTGACCAATGGCTAGCGTAGATAACAAGATCGTCTCAATGACGTTTGATAATGCAAATTTCGAACGTCGTATCTCGGATACACTTAAAAGCCTCGGGGATCTTGAAAAGAGTCTTGCTTTTAAAGAGGGAACCAAAGGTTTTAGCGATGTTTCAACCGCGGCTAAGAACCTAAATCTTGAGCCTGTTGGCGCTGCTGTCGACGGCATCAGTAACAAGTTCATAGCGCTGGCCACAATCGGTATCACGGCTCTCTCAAACATCACAAATCGTGCAGTTGATGCAGGTATCACGCTTGCCAAGTCTCTGACTATCGATCCGATTAAGCAGGGCTTTGACGAATACGAAACCAACATGAACTCGATTCAGACTATTCTTGCCAACACGGCAAGTAAAGGAACGAATCTCGAGCAGGTTGGAGCAGCTCTCGATGAGTTGAACAGCTACGCCGACCAGACGATCTATAACTTCTCTGAGATGGCTCGTAATATTGGTACCTTCACGGCAGCTGGCGTTGATCTAGACGCGTCTGTCCAGGGTATCAAAGGTATTGCCAACCTGGCAGCCATCTCTGGCTCAAACTCACAACAAGCTTCTACAGCGATGTATCAGCTGTCTCAGGCTCTTGCGTCTGGGACAGTCAAGTTGATGGACTGGAACTCAGTCGTCAACGCTGGTATGGGTGGTGAAGTATTCCAGAAAGCATTGTTTGAAACTGGTAAGACGCTTGGCACAATTGCCGACGTCCCCATGGATCAGACATTTGATCAGTGGAAAGATGCTGGTAACACTTTCCGTGACTCCCTCGAGTCTGGGTGGATTACTGCGGACGTCCTTACCAATACCTTGGCAGGCTTTACCGGCGACCTCACAAAGGCCCAGATCCTGTCGATGGGTTACACCGACGCCCAGGCAGAAGAGATCCTTAAGCTTGGTGCTATTGGTAAGGCCGCAGCCACCGAGGTTAAGACCTTAACCCAGCTCTTAGACACTACCAAAGAGGCAGTCGCCTCAGGCTGGTCACAGTCATTCAAGTTAATCCTTGGTGACTTCGAAGAGGCCAAAGAACTCTTTACCGGCATCTCCGAAGCCGTCGGGGGTATTGTTGGGGCTAATGCCGATGCCCGTAACGCTGTCCTCCAGATCTGGAAAGACGGCGGTGGTAGGCAGCTGCTCATTGAATCGCTTAGTAGCGCAATGTCCAGCCTTGGTAAAGTGCTTGGCAGTATCAAAGATGCGTTCCGAGAGGTGTTCCCAGCAGCTACCGGTCGAGATCTACTTACTTGGACCGTCGCTTTCTCCGAGTTTGTTGAACGAAT